TCGTTATTGCCACTAAGTACGAGGGCTTTCTTGTAAAGCGTTCGGTACATCTTCATATCTGCTTCTACGGTGGCAATCTTCTTATCCAGCTTTAGCTTCGCCTCTAAGAACGCATCATCTTCATCTTCCTCTATTGAGGATAGATATTCATAATCTTCACCATGGTCAGCGTACCATCGCTGTATCGTACTTCTATGAATGTTAATACCATACTCATCATCAAGCTGTCGGGATATAGCTGTCCAGCCCATACCATCCATTCGCCATTCTAATATAGTTTGCTTCACACTTTCTGGAATTGAATACATACCTCTGTTCACCTTTGCTTTCCTTTATTCTGATGGGTTATCACAACACCACCCTACACAATCATAACACACATTTTGGTGACATGCTTCACAGTATAGGTCAACTTCATCTACTACATCCTCACAAATATCGCAATATTCTAGGGATTTCTCCATATACTAGTCCTTTTATTTCCCGCCATGTTATTCTGTTTAGACTGTCTTTTCTGACTTTTCTGATCTTTTATCGTACTGGTGTTTAATCCTTGTACGTCTCTATTATAATAAGGAGCCTTGGCTTTGTCAAGGAATTGTTTCTTCACATATTCTGTAAGGGCTGGAACATAGTTACCCCGGTCAGTAAAGTTTTCTTCTCCTATTGTATGGGAACCGTCACTGGTTCTCTTTATTTTCTTCCCTCTAGAACCCCCATGGGTAGGGGTAAAGATACCTGCATTGGTAGATATATGAGCAGTGCCCCCTGACGCTAATCCTGCCATACCGTTTGCTACTTGTGCTCCAGCCGTATCCCCTACGCCATGACCACCAGTTCCTTCTTTTTCTATGTATTCCATAGCTATTTCCGGGGGAGGATTCTTTTTACGTTCAGCTATTTGTTCTTCAACACTTAAAGGGTCTGGGGTGGACTCCTTTTTCTTTTTATTCTCAGGACGCTTCCTTTCGAGTGCCTCTTGGTATCTTTTTAGCCCTATTTCCCTCAAGTTAAAAGGATCAGGGTCTTGCTCTGCCGCAATCTGAACAGGGTTCACAAGGAATTTCCCACGAGATTGCTTTGGAGCATTTGGATTTAAAGGAGTGGGGGATGTCAAATCGTTCTCTTCTGGTAAACCGAACGCCCTATTCTCATCTTTTCGTTGTCGTGCTTCCCCCCATGATTCCACATCTCTTTCTTCAGTAGGGTTTTTCTGACTCCAATCCGGTGTCTGCCCTGCGAACTGCCTATCAAACTTTCTGTTATTAGATTTTGTTTTTAGTAAATCAATAATCTCTGTAGTAGTCAATACCTCTTCAGATTTTTGTATCGCAATAGGATTAAATCTGGGAAGCCTGTTTAACCCATGTTGTTCTATAAGTTGGCTATATTCTCCCTGACTAATGAATTCCTGCACAGCTTTGGCCTCAGTAGCAAGGGGGGTGGAATCTTGTACATCTGGTTGTTTAGGTTCGCTAGTTTTACTCATCGTCTGTCTCTATCCTTTGCACAGGATTAGATGAAACTCCGTTAGTAGCTACAGATTGTTTTTCAGTTTCTGGTGGAGTATAGACTGTCATAACAGCTTTTTCTACCTGCCCTATCCTTCCCATATTTAATGTTGCAGTATAATCAGTAACTCCGTGTTGGAACCATACTTTATTTCCATCAGGTTGCACACTCTTAATTATAGGGAATGGGTAACCCATCTCAGCTAATTGCTGCGTCCAAGGTTTCGATGCAAATGAAAGCTGCATGGGCATACCTCCACCACCCGGAGGCGCACCACCCGGAGGAGCACCGCCCTCTTCGCCACCACCTTGAGCAGCCATCTGTTGTTGCATTTCCTGTTCCTGCTGCATCTGTTGCATCTGCTGTTCCTGTTGCATTAAGGACATAGCCTGTGCTTCCGCTCCCATCTTCGCCATATTAACCTGCTGACCAGAGACTACAAAAGTAACGTTCTCAGCGTCAACATTTTGGTCTTTCAATTCTACATCATACCCCTGTGCAGCAAGCTGTTGTGCCAGTTGCGCCCGTTGTAAGGCAAATGAAATTCTGGTAGACTCGGCTTTTTCTTCGGGAGTAGGAAGAACCATCTTCCAATCAGTTATATCAAAGCAATCTAAAATCTTAGGAAAAACTCTCTCGTGGAAGATACGTTGATCACCTTCCACAACCCTGCTCATAACAACAAGCTGTGTCGTTTGGGTCGTAAGGCCACCAAAGCCTTCTGGAGCACCCTGCCACGCAGGAGTAACACCCCACATGGAAGCTACCCGTTCCCTAATCTCGTTCCTTATAGGAAGGTAATCCATTTCCTGCATAGTGTGGAAAAGACGAACTAAGTCTACCCTTCCACGGTTATTTCTGGAGGATACTGCTACCATAGGCATATAGTTAGTATCTTGTTTAGTCTTTGATTCCCATTGCTGTCGCTCCCTGCGGAGAGAATCAGGATCATCAGTAGATACCATTAACATTGCTGCTGGCATCTTACGCTCAAAGAAATACCTATAGAGGTTTTTATCCATCCCTAAAAGGGTCAACGCCTTCTCAAATACGGTAAGAATAGGAGACCACCCAAAAGTATCAGTTGGATAGAATTTAGAAAGATGTATTACTTCATGGTCTAACAGATAATATATAGCATTCTTATGGCTGTACTTGTACATAGCGGGTCTCAAGGGAGCACCACACTTTTTCTCTGCACAGACCAACGCTTCCTTTTCCTCATCAGTAGGAGTATCTTTCTCAACTACTTTAAATCTGTGCGCTGGACAGAACCAATGAAAGTTCTCTGGAAGCCCTCTAGCGTCCAAATCAAAGTCAGTTATCGCTGGGTCTAAGTGACGGACTTCTACTAACTTCTGCTCTATTTGCCCATTCTCAGAGGTATAACTCTTGTTTAAAAGAATAAACGCATCATCAATAGAATTTAAATCAAAGTGAGCTAACCGAAGAACTTCCTCTAGGGTTTTGTGGAATCGGTTAGCATTATTTATAAATGGATTAATAACATCCAATTGACTTTCATCAGGGTTGTTTACTGTGGGTTCCCACACAATACCTCTGCGGAAAACTTCCGCTGTAATATGTTGTAGGGGTGCTCGTATCTCTTGAACTTGAGTAGCAATCTTATTTAGGTCACCAACCAACTGCGTTCTGTACGCCATCTGGTTACGAATCCAAGAGTTAACAATAGATTCTATACCGATCTGTAAGGGTAAAGAACCTGAATCGCCCGTATCAGCCTTACTTAAATGCATCTGACCAATTTGGTTCCCTAACTCAAGCAGAGAAGTAGCTGCCTTTGCCGCCTGAGGTGCAAAATCATTTATTTTCATTCATTACTCCAGTGACTTTTGAGCATCTATACCAATTATTTTTAAGATATTATCCAGTCCTTTTTGCCTGAGTTGGGCTGACTCAGATAAAGGTTCTTTTGGTATTTCAGATTGAAGTGTATCTGTATTCTCTAGTTGCTCCATAAGAATTAGATTTTGTTCGCGTAAATTAGAGGCTTCCTCCTCCAGTTTAGTATACTCTATTTCATCTATTCCTTCAATGTGTATACCATCTAAGACACCTTCTGCTGTCGCTTCTTTAATTACCGATTCGAATGCCCCTTCGGTAAGAACTGTCATTGCGTCATGATTATCAGGGATTTCATCTTCATCCGCATCAAAAGATCGTAAATCATTATGCCATGCATTAAGAATTCGCCATGTCCCAGAGGAATCTCGTTTTGCTATATACTGGGCACTTTGTTGTCTTAACGTGGAACCTACTTCTGCCATTCTATACTCCTTTACTCGTTGTTATTATACTTATGCTATATGGCATTTTGACCATCCACAACTGTGGCAGGTCGTGCATCCCCCCTCTTCCACTAGAATAGGAGAGTCACAACATGCCCCTTGTGCAAGAACCATTGTATTACCTACTACAGGCGTTGTCAATTTCTCCAGAGATTCATATCTACTTTCTTTGTATGATTTAGAAAGATTACCTGTCCATAACGTGTAATCCTCGTTGGATGAACCATCCCAAGTTGTGTATAGACCATTTGAAAATTCAGGCTCTGTTTTAGTTTCCCCGACCAACACTTCTTTATCCCTACTACCAGACCTATACACTGTAATACCTTTACATCCACTTTCATATGCTAACATGTATGCACCTGCTACATCAGTATTGGTTGCAGCATTAGATAGGTTTATAGTCTTAGATATCCCCGAATCACAAAATTCTTGGAATGCCGACTGCATACGTACATGATCTTCCCCCGAAATTTCAGGAGCCGTAATGTAAACACTTTTTACCCAGTCAGGTACATCATCTCTTTCCTGTAATGCTCCACCCCCCGAAACATGTTCCATCAAATCATCAGAATAAAACCCATATTTTTTAGCGTCCTGTTCAAAATATTTATTGGTGTAGTAAAAAGTTTCTCCTTCAAGTATATTCATTTTCTTCCACGCTAACGCAAATGTTGGTTCTATGCCACTGGAAGTGTTAGCTAGCATAGAGAGAGTCCCGGTAGGAGCCACGGTTAATCTACATGCATTTCTGAATTTCATGCCTTCCTTAACAAAATCAGAATTTACCCATGAAGGAAAAGTACCCCTCTCTTCAGCTAAGATTTGAGAGGCAACATCAGCCCTTTCTTGAAGAAAGTTCATCAAGGCTGCTCCAATGGATCGGCCCTGCTCAGAATTATAGGGAACTCTAAGTTGTATGAGCAGATCAGCAAACCCCATCACTCCCAAACCAATTTTACGAGTGGCTTTGGTCATAGACTCAATGTCTTTAGTAGCATACTCATTTGCATCAATTACATTATCTAGGAAACGAGTGGCTACTTTAATTGTATGTTCCAACCCAGTCCAATCTATATTACCCCGCCATTTTAAAGAAGGTTCTGTAGAAAGGGAAGAATCTGTATCTTTAAAAAATTCAGCCAAGTTAATTGACCCTAGGTTGCAAGATTCATTACTTAATAGTGGTTGCTCTCCACATGGGTTAGTCGCAATCATGCGTCCATATTCTTTTTGAACTTTGTTATCTTTATTTACTGTGTCTAAGAATATCATCCCCGGTTCACCATTACGCCAAGCACCGGAAACAATCTTACTAAATACGTCCTTTGCAGAGAGTTCTTTAACTATAGCTTTAGTCCGTGGATTAATTAAAGGATAATTAGCACCAGACTTAACAGCCTTCATAAAATCATCAGTAACACCTACAGATATATTGAAATTATGAATTTCTCCCTCGACTTTTTTGCAGTCAATAAATTCAAGAATATCTGGGTGATGAACATCCATAACAGCCATATTCGCGCCGTCGCGTTTTCCCCCTTGGGTAATCATAGATGATACACGGGAAAGGGTTTTCAATACTTCAATAGGCCCACAAGCTATCCCATGAGTAGTTTTTATACGGTCTCCCCTAGGGCGAAGGTTGGACAGAGAGAATCCTGTACCACCCCCAAATTTCTGTACCATGGCTGTGTCATGGGCAGCTTTCATTATGCCTTCCATGCTATCTTCTATGGGGAGTACGAAACACGCCGACAATGTACCTTGATCAGTTCCCGCATTCATTAGGGTAGGGGAGTTCGGAAGGAACTTGTTCTCTGCCATAATATCGTAGAAATCACGCGCTGTTAGTTTAGCATCTATATCATGCTTCCCGTAAAGAGGTTCAACTTTAGCCACCCCCGCAGCAACCCTTCTAAACATACCTCCAGCGTTTTCTATCACCTCTTCTTTGTCATTCTTTACGTAATATCTTTTTCTCGCAATCACTTCTGCTTGAGGCGATAGTTGTACCATTAAATTCTCCATTTCCTTCTAAAGAAACAAGGGCTTGTCCCCCCGATGTAGACACATGAGACACAAATTATTCTCTTTTATCCATGCCTTCGGAGTACATGCTCTGTTCGTACAGTTAGGATTTGGAGCGTCAGGTAAGGGGAATTGTGCATCTTCTGTTAGGTTATTATACTCCTCATCTTTCGGAGATTCAAGCTTTTCCAGCCACGTTTTTACAGGGTCTTTTCCACCCTTATTTGATTCGATAGAATCCACCCATCCCTGAAGATTTCCGACATCTTGCATACCATACAAATCTGTTTCGTAAGCCGCCTGTAAAGCCATACCAATACTAAAGAATGCGTCACCATGACCAGCTACGGTCGTAGTAGCTTTCAAATCATTATTAACCTGCATTAACTGAGTATTTTGCTTTAGGTCATCTAGGAGTCTGGTACGCCCTCCTAGAATTAACTCTTCCATTATTCCCGCCATGTTTGCTTTCATTTTTTGAGTAAATGAAGTAGGAACCCACGTATTTGTAAGCCCCCTATCTTCAAGTTCCCCGCGTGTATTATCTACATACCCTCTGGTTAAATTAAAATTATCCGCTACTTCATTCAAATACTCAACTTGATCAGTATAGTTCCATCCGTTTAGATAAGATGAATGAATCTGATATATTTTGCTTCCATTACGACGGAAAATAGCAAGATGGCTTGGATGTCGTTTCTTTCCTACATCAAAACCTCCAAAAATTTCTTCATTAACACCAAATTTATGACGAGACAATGCAGGAAGATTTCGCAATTTAGGATCAATTATTTTATCTATATCCTCTTTAGTAAAATAGGTTTCACTGCTATAAAATGGCTCAAGAAGAAATTCAGATGCAAATGATTTTGGTTTAGCTCTTTGGTGAGTTTCTAATTCTTCTCTTGAAAATAACTCTGGAGCAAGAACTGATCGTCCGGGAACAGGATCGAAAACAGGTAATTTTCTATGGCGAAAACGTTCATCTTTGGATAATGTATTTAATAGATCATCCGGAAGTAAGGGAGTTCCAACAACAACTATCGGTGCGCCCTTATTAGGAATAAATATACTTTCCGTCATAAAATGATCTGTTACCTTAGAAACCTGTGTTATATTCAAAGGGTTTTCCGGGTCTTTCAAGATGTCATCCGCAATCAAAGCCCCATCCAAATGCATACCACGTTTGAATGAAAACAACCCCCCTCGTTCTACTTCTACAGCGTATTGTCCATATTGCATCCTAAATGTATAATCTGCTTTCGGAGCTTTATCTACAAGCATCTTCATGAGAATAGGATTACGTTTTACTTCTTTTTTCAACTCATTAATATGGTATTTCGCCATTGTATCGGAATACGATAGGTATAAAACTTTCAAATCTTTCTTTTGCGTGAGCATACGCCACATGGTAAACGCATGTCCTAATATTGTAGATTTGAAATGTGCCCGTGGTAATACAGCACAATAATGCAGACCCTGTTCAACGGCATCCTGTATATCTTCTGCTAAGAATCCTACGTGCCACGCATTGAATAATTCCGGACGGTCAAAGGATAATGACCAAACATCACGTACAAATTCCCAGAATGAACCAAGTTTATATTCTTGGTCTACACCTTGTAACTTGTCAGCAATCTGTAGGATTGCATCTTGGTAGGATAAACCTTTGGAGAGAGTTTTATTCTTCAGCGACAACGAGTTCTCTTAATCTTTCCCCAACAGCCGCCAATACCTCAGAATCTTGAACCTCTTCCATAATAATCTGAATTACTTGTTGGACAAATTCCATTTTCATCATGTCCTGAAGAATCTCTAATTCTCCTTCGGCTCCTATCTTAGCGGCTCGTACAGCATCCAAAGCCGTATCAAACACACTAGTATCTAAATCTTGACCTGCTTTTTTTCGAATCTTCTCATATAATGTTAAATGCTCTTTCGTAACCCTCTCTAACCTGTTAGCTTCATCTTCAGTGATCTGGGCCAGAGCTATACTTTTTGCCTTTTTCTTAGCCTCATCCCATCCATACTTTGTAACCCATGAATAAACAGTAGGAGTACGCACACTCGTCATAAACTCCGCAGACACAGAATCTGCAATCGCTTTTGCAGACATATCATCTCTTATATATAATTCTAATGCTTTATCTCGTATTTCTATAGGAATAGTTTTAGGCATAAAAAACCTCGTTTATATTAATTGTACCAGTCTCCATGTTTATCCCAGTCATGTTCAATCGTGCGAGACTCTGTGCTACCACCATATGGGGTTCCATCAGATTGAAGTAACTTAGACCAGTCTTGGTGTGAACGTGAGTCAGTCGATGCCACATAGCACGAAGGAACGTTCTGTTTGATTCCTGTTTTGCTTATAACTGAGGCGAAGTCGATTGCGATTTCATCTCGTGTGCAAATTCCTCTCCATATGTGCTCGGCCTCGCTAATCGGTTTGTAACTAGGATTATTCCTAATAGTTCCCGTGGTTCTCTGTAGATCAGCAACCTGAGTATTGTACTTACAGGCTGCGTACTTACACCAAACTACCTTACCGTACTTCTCTTTAATATCCCCATAAGTCATTCCTTCGGGGAGTTTATCAACATAATCTACACTTGTAGGCTCAGCCTTTACATCTCCTGTACTTAGTGGAAATATACTACTCTTACTGTCTGCCATTGGTTTCCTAGTCGCCATCTATGCTCTCTCCTTAACCCATAATGCGATACACGCAGCATCAGCATAATCTTGCTCAGGGAATATATCTCCCCATTTTTCTACGGCGTATTTTTTAATATCAGGTTTCCCTGCATTGCCTTTACCAATTATTACTTTTTTCCAACTCCTGTTATCCACCGGGACTACTGAAATGCTGGCCCTATGAAGCGCATACTTTGCACATGCTACAACAGACGAAATCTGCATGGTAGTTCTTGGATTTTGTATAAAAATGGCTGCTTCGATAGCCGCTGTGGTTACTTCTATTATACTAGCAAAGTTATATAAACTATCAGTAATAGCAAACATACGTTTATCAAAATCATCTACTGCCGGTGCAAATTTCTCCATACGTACCAGAGAACCGTCCTCAGATAAGAGCACAGCGTGTACAGCCTTTGAAGAGCAGTCTAACCCCATGTACATGTTTATACCCCCCTCTGAGGACGGTTTATATTAAATCTCTACGAACGGTAATGACCCTGCTGACCCCATCATATAAGTGAGAGTAAGCATTGTACAAACTTTCCGTTCTGCTTAACGAAGCCTGTGTTTCCATTTGAATCTGCATCTTTTTTTGCATGTTTTCACTATTAGAAATTATCTCGGCCTTCAACCCTTCCTTTGTAGGTACCTTAGCATTTGTTTCTTTATATGAATTAATAAGTGCAGACATCTCTACATTCATTACTCCCTCAATAGCTGAATCAACAGCTTTAGTTTTAGCCCGTAAAATACCTACCTGATATTCAAGATAAGCCTTAAAAGCGGAAAATTGCCACACTAGCCGTTCTAATGAGCTTTTATCCATACTATCAATAGCTTCAGGGTAGTATACATCAGCTACAGGGTCTGTTGGGTCTTGCAGCATGGGCTTCCCTATAACTGGAATATCCAATCCCTCAATAAACGTATTTGCTTTTTTCAGTGGTTCACTTGCTGACCACCTATGTTCCATTTTAGGCATGACTCCCCCTAATCCCAGTTTACTCGTTGGCAATCACAATACCTAGGGTACTTAGATGCACATTTTTCAGGAGGGGCAGACATATCTATTATAGAATGTCCCCTCTCTACCTGTGACCTCCAGTATCCTTTATCTCGCTTGACTCTAAATGTTTGAATATCTTGATCATCTTTATTTTCGTAAGAAATCAACCCAATATCCGAATCTCGTGCTTGCAGATACATCTGAAGTTGGAAAATATGATCATCTTTAGGTTTACCTTTCAAAGCACGGAAACCCTTAGAATTTATAGTTTTTAATTCTAATACAGTTAAACCTAAATTAATGTGGGTTATAAGAAAGTCAATCCTGCCGGTAATTTTAAAATCTCCATCAGTGAAAGAAACAGGCATCTCACGGGCTTTCAAGAGATTCATCTTAAACAGGTACTTTTCCATACGATCTTCAAACGTTCCACCATGTTGCAGAAGTCTAGAGAACTTGCCGGTTAGCTTCTTCTTGGGAAGTTTCCCACGAAAACTTGCCCAATGCAAACGGTCGCAAGGGTTACCAAACGTAGATGCATTGAAATGCCCTTCCACAGAACCAAACCCCCATGAGGCACAGGCTTCTTCTAACTCTTCGTTAAACCATGTATCTATTTGGGACTTTCGTTCGGGTTGTCCTGATCTAATGCTGTTAATACTTGCCATATCTGCTCCTTCAGTTTACTCTTTGTCATCGCATCCACTCTGGACACTTGCTTAACTTCATCTACTGCTTTCTGTAAAATTATTTCCGTGCGTTTATCATCTGCTTTTCGTAAGTGCCCTATGGCACCATCACATTCTAACACCATACATAGTTCCGGTATATAGAAGTCGGCTACATACTTGGTATAAGGAACATTCCATTGTTGTATAAACCGTATACCATACTCTTTTAAAACATCCGCAGTCAATTCTTCCTGTGGGGTAAAATCTTTATACGACATTCTCTCCAATATCCTCTTTCAACTGTTGAAATAACGTTGAGGTTGATTCTAATAAATCATGCAAACCCTGAGAACCCATTACTTTCTCATCTCGATACGTATACCATGCCCCAGCTTGCTTTATTTTACCTTTGGCTAGACCTTCACGCATAAACGTTTCAATGAGGTCAACTCCCCCCGCTACTTTAAAGGGTATGGAAGTCTTTCCCCATTGTTCTTCACTAAACCGCCCCTTCCGCATTCGGATACCCATATCAAAGCCCAATTTATTATCATCTTTATCTTTTATCCACGCCCCCCGACGCAATTCTAAGAATATATGAGCAAAGAATACTTGCGCTTTTCCGCCGGGAACATTAAGGTTTACTTCATACTTATTTGCTCCTAAATCACCTCTAAGTTGATTTACAAGAATGAGAATAGAGCCATAACGTAAATCATTTATAAGCTTAGGAATAGATTGATTTAAAAACCGTGACTGCCAAGCCATAGGAGTATAAGACGCATCATTCTCTAAATTATCCTTCGGCATAAGCCCCGCAAGGCTGTCCAGCACTACAATATCCATACCTGCCTGAAGGCACTCTCTGGTAGCGTCTATTGCTTCTTCCCCGTTGTAAGGCTGTAAAACACCAATTTTATCCATTGGAACCCCACACTTCTCCATCCAACCGGGATTCACCGCAAACTCTGTGTCCACCCATGCTCCTACTCCACCCCGCTCAAGAACTTTTTTAGCTATTTGACCTGCCATGTAGGATTTACCTGATCCCGATTCCCCCACCAATTCCGTGAGGGCCTTCTTTGGAATACCCCCACCAATCAATGTATCTAAGTTTGGGATTCCTGTAGGAATTTTTTCAATTTTAAGGGCTTCATCATTCCCACGCTTAAAATCAAACTTTTTATGGTTCATCATGAGTTCCATCTTATCTTCCATGGATAAGAGTGTACTTCTACTTTTCGCCATCTTTTAGTGCCCCTCTATTAATATAAGCTTCTGCCCACGCAAAACAAACTGCTGCACATTGTATAACTTCTTCAAACATTCCAGCACTTCGTTTTTCATATACTTCCCTAGCTACTTCGCCTACTTCTTCAGTTAATATGACTGTCCAACGCTCATCAGTATTAAAGGTTTGATCTCCCCATTTTTCATCTTGTCGTTCTCTTTCAACTAAGACAGCTTCTAGTACTTGTGCTCTTGGTAACTCACTATTCATTTGTCTTCTCCTGTATTTCCTCTAGTTGTTTGTCAGCAACCCTCAACAACCCTTTAAACACCCTATCAATTACAGGACGACATTCTGTTTTCTGTGTCTAGGTCATGGATACCTACACTTACCTTTGCTGAGTTATAGTTACCTAAATTCAAGGTAAACGAAACTTCTTGTGATACTAATGCCATTAGTTACTCCTTTTCTTAGGCGTAGAAACTTTCTTAGGTTCTTCGCAAGTACACTGTTTTATGTTTTCTATGTATTTAGTCTGCTCAAGTATGGTAGAGTAAGCCAACTCTACTCGCTCTTCCAGAGCGTCTACCGCCCCGATAAGGGTAACAAGGACATTTCCAGTTATGTCCCCTGCATTCCCCAGTCGATTCGCATTACCTTTCGTAATTTCATCAATCATAGTTCCTATCCTTTCTGATTGTAACCCACACATCTATATTTTACCATACTCCCGCAACATTAGCAACTAATTCTTCTGTAAATACAGGGTCTTCTATGGTAATTTTAGCTTCATCTAACTTCTTCTTTGTAGCCCATGATGGTGCACACAATTCCACGTCTACTTCTAAGTCCATACCTAAACTATTTTCTTGTAGTAAAGTTTGAATACTTGGAATTAACGCCATTTCATCTTTATGTATCTCTACGATAATTTCATCATGTATTTGTACAAGAAGATTACTCTTATATGCAGAAAGGAACTTATCTATTTCTACCATTCTTTCTGATAAAATTTCCGCACTCGTTCCCTGTACAAGATAATTTACAGCTTTATACCCCCACTCAGGATTACCTATCTTGTATATACGACCATACTTATTCCGCACCCACCCACGGGTCTGAATAGTATTTACAACCCTATTGAAAAACTCTCTGGAACCTTTCATATTCTCAAAATATTGTTTCTTATAACGAAACGCTTCAATGGGAGTCACACCCATCTCATGGGCTAGTTTATTTTTGCCAATCCCATAAATAACCCCAAAGGTAATATTTTTAGCAGCTTGCCTGTAAAAATCCCATTCAGGATGATCTTCAGTAACTTGAAAAGCAATCTTGGCTGTCTCGGAATGAAAATCTATTCCCCCTTGCTTCATCAGAGACAACATTTCAGGTTGACCTACATAAACTAAGAACATTCGTACTTCCATTTGAGAATAATCAAAAGAAACCATATTATAATCTTGCCTAGGTATTACTATTCTACGGGCAGTTACTTGGGTGGAATCATCTGATTTATCACCTTCTAGGAATGACCATGCCTGTAATGCCTCAGATTCCCATCCGGTAGGAGAAGCAAATTTATTCTTCACCAACCTATTCAATAGTTCATCTTTCTGCTCAGTCGTTAATTCACTACCACTAAGCCCGGTGAATTCCCTAGGTATATTTTGAAGGTTCGGACTAGCAGAAGAAAGCCGACCTGTCACTGTACCCCAATTCTTGAAAATGGTGTGCATGACATCTTTATCAACATATGGCTCCAAATACGTAGCCTGAAGCTTCGACAGATTACGGTACTGGGCTATAAGCCCCCCTAGCTTGCTCTGAGTGGCTATCAATGCCTCTTCACTCCATGAGGGGTTCCCTTTGGGCGTAACTCGTGTGGGGCGTATCCCCACCGTCTCCATAGCCTCTGTAACCGCTTTGGTACTGCTTAGAATCTTAAACTCATATCCTACAAGATCAAATATTTCTTTAGATACTTCCCCCCGCCGTTTATCAAGTCGCTCAATAGCTGTTTTAGCATAAGCGTTATCAATCTTAATACCTCGGTGTTCCATTTTGAACAATACCTTCGTAAGTTCAATTTGCAATTGCCAAATCTTTTCTTGTTTACTGACTTTAATACGTCTTAAACAATCTTTAAAAAGTTTATTGGTACTGGATACATCAATCTCACAATATGGGCCTAAAAGATCATGGGGGGAAAGGGAAAAATCTTTATTCCATTTATTGGCTCTCAAAACCCGTTTGGTTTCTAAGTCATACTCACCGTATGAATTACCAAACCTTTTTACCAACATATCAGTCAATCCTAATTTCCTCTCAGTAGTAGGTTCTGTAATACGGCACATTACAAGTGTATCTACCAATCTTACATTGGTGATATCTAAACCATCTTTAACTAAGAAGTGAATATCAAATTTAAGATTATGCCCAATAAGAGACTTCCTTGTGCTCATGAGTTCCATAAGGGGTTCCAATAAGTCTATATCAAGATTAGAACCTTGCTGGTGTCGGAATGGGAAATACCATGTCTTATTTGACCTGTATAAACCCACCCCGACACCGCATAGTTGACTTCCTTCATAGGAATCTAAACCATTGGTCTCTACATCTACGACCCAGTTTATATCTTCCTTTGCTTCGCCAAGAAAGTCGTTGAATTTTTCTTTGGTAAGAACACTAACCATGTCAGTAGCCTACCAATCTTCATCGTCATCGTCATCTGACGTATTCCACGACATCTCTTCGACCTTTTCTTTCGTGGGAGTACCAGTGGCTGTGATAACTTCAGTTTGAGTTTCCTCTGAAGAATCATTGCCACCGTATTGTTCGACGAAGTAATCCCAAATAGGCTGTAGCTTCGCTATCTCATCGTCCTTTTCTAGGGGCACATCTACTTTACGTGCGACAGGAGAAAGCGCATATACTGTATCAAGTCCTGCACCAGTGCGCTTTACCCTCAGTACACCACCATTTAATGAACCCCAATCATCATACTGATCAACCAACATATTCCAATATTGATTCCCCCGCCCAAAGGGTAGACTAATGATTCTAAAGTCATTAACGGTTTCCTTATAGGCTTTCTTTCCACTAGCCGACACTACTTCATCCCAATCATCTCTCCGCTGCTGATTATGAATAATGTCCGAAACATACGCCCACAATGCAAATTTATGCGAAGGTGAACGACCTTCTGGTACATCATCCGCCATGGGCTTCTGAGTGTCGGGGTCTACAAGGGTGTTCTTCCACCCACCTGCTCCAGACTCATAGGTGTAAAGATACAATTCCTCTAAGTTTGGATCATCATCATCGCCGGTAGCGATAGGACGAAGAAAAACTTGATCACCATCCCGAAGCCAAATCTCTTTACGATCTCCACCTCGTGCCGCCGCTAACTCTTTCTGACGACTATTTATACTGCTTAATCCTGCCATTACTTTTATCTCCTTCTCGTGTTACCACGAATAAGTGTTATTTAGAACTTCCCCAAGTGCATTTGCGTCTTGTATTTCTTGTATATCCTTGACGTACTTTGGAAGTTTTACATATTTAACAATACCATACTCTCTAAGCTGTGTCAAACCTTTCTTTGTACCTTTATGCCCAGCTTCATCATTATCTAAAACTAAAGTTAGTTTATCAGCTTTGATATTTCTCAGCAACTTTACCTGTGCTGTTGATATCATTGCACCTAACAAGCTTACTACAGAATAGCCATGTTGGTCAAGCCAGATAGCATCCAATGACCCTTCCACTATATATAAATTCTCTACATGCTCAGGTAGCAAATGTTGCCCAAACAGAACCTTTGACTTCTTCAGGCCGGGATAATAGAGATACTTAGGCTCTGCTATTCGTTGTCTGAGTACCCATCCTACCATCCTACCATCTTTATCCCTCACTGGCAATGATAGCCCTGCCCTATCGTCTACCCCTACTTCCCACCGAAGAAGACTTTCTTTATTTATACCCCTATTATATATCCATGTAGGGATTCTCCCAACCTCAAAAGGAAACGTAATTTCAGGAAGAGGTTTATCTTCATCTAATCTTTCATGTTTAAATAAAGTAGACACTGAAGGAATCTTATACATTCCATGCTGCTCGACAAAATCACGAGCCTGTGCCGTGGTAGACTTTTTCATTAGTTTAATTAGAAGTTGGATACTCCCCGCACCGCACCCAGCGAAACAAATCCATTTACCTTTATCTACATTTATTGAGCACGATGGTCTGCTTTCATCATGCAAAGGACAAAGAACCTGATATTCCCCACCATCTATGGGTGGGTCTAAGTGTAATGCCTCTAAGATGGAGTACCAATCATAACTTTTATGGGAGCGAAGCCTCTTAGAAATCATCTTCTATTTCTTCAATGTTTCCAGAATCTACCAACCACCTCATAATTGTGCCGTCCATACTTAAGTCGCCATCACGATATTTCTGAAACTGCACACCCCTCTTACCGGGCTGATCTTCCAGTAACGACATAGACATAGCTACATCACTTGCCCTTATTAAGGCATCTCCAAAGGCGACCTGATCGGCTCTAGGGGGTGTATTGAGGTTAGCTGCATCTCTCGTCGCCTGTGTGGACACAATAACAACAATATTCGTACTCATAGCAAGATTCTTCATGCCATAAAACAGGTTATGGTTCTTTTCCCACGACGCAGACCCTGCCCCACCTAACAAGTACAAACCATCAATAACCAATACTTCTGGCTGATGTTTACGAACCAAATTAGCTATCGCTGGCATGGTTATTGAATCCTGACCTACTATATGGTCGCAGGTAAGTAACGTGCGTGATCCTGCTTCTGCTAAGTAAGCCTTGTACTCATCCTCATTTATTTTGTCACCCGTTCGTAATGCTCTATGACTAAAGGTGTACCCCATTGCATGCCCCATTACCACATCCATACGCAAATCTATTTGGTGCTGAGGCATCTCTGTAGAAACAAGTAATGTTTTCTTACCCTGTTGAACAGCTAATTGTGCCATCTTGATGCACATCCATGTTTTCCCTACCGTAGGACGAGCAAATATAGAAATAAGGTCTGAGGGTTGCCACCCTAACCCTGTGCTGTTTATAGTGTCAAAAGGAGTTACAACTCCTAGTAAACCCTTACCCATTGAGCGTCTGGTAGCTCTGCTTTTATACTGTTCAAACCGATCAAGCTTTCCATTGTTATAAGCTTGTACATCATCGGATAAAGCAATATCTAAGTCCCCTAATTGTTCTTGGATACGTATAAGAGCCTTACGGGGATTGTCATCCAAAACCTCTTCATTATCTTGAAAAGTTGAAAGTATATCCCGATACAAAACTACTTCAGTGAATTGGTCAATCGCATATCTAAAATCGGTCTTTGACCCTGCCTTGTCCAACTCAGGAAATGTTTTTGCCATTAATTCCTTATTAGGCATCTCACCCATATCATCATAGTACTCAACTAGAAAATCATAGGCTTTACGATGCCTAGAAAAACTGGAGGGTGGGTGGATAAACCTTTGAAAGTTCTCCGTATCTAAAAGCCCAAAAATTACTGAGGACTCAACAAAATTAAAATCTCTTGGTGCCATATATCTCCTATCTCACTGTGTAGATAACACGATTGTGATAGTTATGAATATAACACGTTGTTCCGGTGATGGCAACTTTCTCTGCGATCTTTCGTGCCTCATTGAAGTCATTCCCCACATATTCTGAAAATATGTCAGTTCCTTTGTGAGACACTACCCTAAACCATCCATCTTTCGGTGCTGCTGTCGCTACAAGGCTATGCAACTGTTTCCTTCCAGAGCCTTGAGGCTTCCGATGTTGACGGTTCACCTTTCTTTGCTTCGACATTGACGAACTTCTCCAATTCTGCTAATAACTTCTTCCGCTTTATTTCTGATTCCGGATTAGGAAACCACTTAGCTTCATACATTAAATACTTGCTCCATAGAGTCTTTATCTTTTCGCTCCCTCTTATAGAGACATACCAATAAATATCCGGACGATCTGTATTTGGCTTATAATAATCAAACCCTGCAACAAAATATTTTATATGGACAGTTCTATCATTATTTGATATACAAGTTTTTATAGCACATAAAATTTCATGTACATCATTCTTATCCATCAATGATTTTATGGCTTTCAACTCAAGCCCATAAAAAGTCGTAGAGGAATATGCTCGACCAAACTTTGCTTGATACAATATAGCAAACCAATCAAAGAGTTCTTTACTGGTATATTCAGTTATTCGCTTCCCTTTCCTTACCAAGTTGCTCCCTGACTTTCTGTTTAATCTGCTTATTTAACCTATAAACACCTTTAATGTCTAAATTCTCTCCCAATTCTTTCATTGAGTACCCTTGCATCCTTAACCTAATGAATGCTTTCTCTATATATGATAGATCAAGACTCTTCAACATGTCAACTATTTCTAGGGTTGAAGTCTGAGGATTCAAATCCTGTAGCTTGTTTTCAAAGTTATCAGGCATGTCCACAGTCGGCATTGCCCTATATTGTTTTGCAGCTTTTGTAATTAATGTGCTTGCTGTATTCATTAGGGTCTTATATAAATATGTATGAAACAATACCCCAGAATCTTCCTTGTATCCTTTTGCGGCCTTCATTACCCCAATACGTAATTCCTGTACTATATCTTCATAATCCATGCCTACCACGGATACATTTCGGGCTACCTTGTGAACTTGGGGTTCCCACTGTTTAATTAAATCATCATCAATCTTCATGTGCACCTCGCTTGTCTCGTCTAAAACATTTGACGGTGCAGTACGCATTCTTGGCACCCTTCCTTTTCTCTGCTATAATTCTAGCACGTTTTCTGTAGAAAGGCAACCCACAACGCCCACAATTTAATTTAATGTTATAATGCTGAAACCTGTGTCTGCTATCACAAAAGGTCTTAATGGAAACAATGGCATTAGAACAGTCAAAATACCTACAGTACTTGACGTTCTTCAGTCGGTGGGGGGTGGTTTCAAGCCCTTGTTCAACCAGAAGCTGATATACCCTTTGATAGGACATACCTTTATAATTACGCTTCTTGTTTAAAAGGACAGAAAGTTCTCGTATGCTGGCATAGGGATACCGAAAACGAGCCTTACGTACATGTAGGGCGGGACGCATTTAGAAGTCATCTGTGGATAGTAGGCTCTCTTCGTATGCTTTTACATTATCAGTTTCTAGGGCTTTCCATTTAGCCGCCAATTTAGTTGCATCGACCGTTCCCTCATCCATTCTAATAATATACGAACTTGCGGCAACAATCCTAGTCCATTGTGCATCGGTAAATGATACTGTTATATCAGGCATTAGTTTTTCTCCTTTAATTCCTTAACTTCGTCTGAGAGTTCTTGAATTGCTTTTATAAGTATAGAAACAAATTCTGTAGGTCTTGCGCCATACGTATCTTCTTCCTTATCATGGGTTATTCCCCCGAAATCATCTAAAGAATCTACACCATAATTTTTTAAAGTTTCTATAACATCTTGGGCTATTATTCCGTAGTGCGTTGAAGTATCCACGGTTTCATCTTTCCACTTGTACGACACAGGATTTAAATCATTAATAAAATCTAATCCTAAATTAGTAGGCTGAATATCATCTTTTAGATTCCTATCAGAGGACACGTTTAGAGCATTAGTTGAGTCTATGTCTACAGTCCATATCTTTTTCCATCTTTGAGTGATTAAACCACTCTCCTTAGTGTTAGTACCTATAGGAATCATCCCCCCGCTATAAATAGAAAAAATGGCAGTTCCACCGGCGGAAAACCCTAACTGGTTAGTTGCAGCTCTGTACATACCAGTATCATTATCACTCAAAAATGTATGGGCGGGGAAACTATAAGAACCAAAACCCCCATTAAAATAATAACTATTTATTCCAGCTAATATATTATGGTATCCGATATACGCCAGATTATTAGTACCGCTATAATCAACAATAGGTTCAAATAACAACCTACTACCTCCAGAACCATCACTTTCACTCAACATACTCCAAAAAGCTGATTCCGCTGTTGCCGCTGCGGGGGTAGCATTAGTTTGTCCAGATAAGAATCCTAAAGTTGGTGTTGAAGCTCCACCGCCATCTAACGCATACTTAAATGTTCCGTAAGAAGTGGTTTCTACATTACCGGAAGTTACCGCAGTTCCAAAAAGTACGTTATCCGTTACCGTTATTCCTGAGCTAGAAACTTCAAGCCTTTCGGTACCTCCTGCTGAAAAATGTATCTGATCGGCTGTACTGCTGTACATACCAGTATTTGGGTCTGAACCAAAAGAATACGACGGGAGTAGAGCAGACCCTCCTCTAGCTTTTAACATTAGGGTATCATTAAATGAAGAGGCATTTAACTTTTGTTCCACTCCAGCTACCTCTTTATAATCAATCTGTACTTTCTCTTCTGCTGTAAAATCTGCCCCCGATGCTACAGTTGCTTCCGCTATTATAACTTTTCTACTGCTGTCGTGAGTATAATCTGATTCAAGTTTGGTTTGAAATATTTCTTCATTCCCACCTTGTTCCCAAAAAATTATATATCGCTCCCCTGCATCAAGGAAACCCCCAATTCCTACAGGTGAAACTTGATATGTACTCCCTGCTATAGTAGTATATGTATCCCCCGCAAAAGTTACCTCTCCCGCACCCCAATGCACCACTTTATGGGGATTATCACCTGTAGTCATGTTTACTCTTCCCCTGCTATAAATGTAATCTCTTTTAGCCTTGCTTTTGCCAAGGTAATAGGCCCTGCTACATCTTGTTTTTGATCAACAACCGCCTTCGCTATATTACCCAGAGGTCTCACTGGTACACCCGTAGGTAAGTCTTTGTAACCTATTACAGAAAGTCTTGATCTAATACTACTTGGTGTTTCGTTGTACTCAATTTTAGTTAACAACATATTAGCTTGAACAGATGAGCGGGGATCACTAACACGAATCGAATGCCCTGCCCTTAAATGTATGTACATTCGATACCACTCACCTACACTCCACGTTTCTCCGCTACTAAGTGTTCCATCAATATACCCGTCATGGTAGTCTACCTTTTCAGCTAGAACCGCTCCCTCAAATATACCATCCGAGCTATCGGTTTTCATTACCAGCATCCCTGCTCGTCCCCCATAAGTTCTAACACTTTGTGTGGGATATAGTCTTGAGCCTGTAGTGTGGGTCGCAGCTTGCCCGGTTAATTTTATATATGGATAAGCAAGAATTGAAAAACTTCCCTGTATTAAATCTTTAGAAGTTCGAGTTAACAACGAAGCGGCAACCCGTCGAACTTCATTGAAATCATTCCCCTTCAGAGAATAAGTGAGGCTCGTAGACTTTGATCTTTTTTTATCTTCCATCAAAGACTGAGTTATTATTGCTTGAGTATTTTTAAACCAGTGACTTGCCGTCGTTGGGCCACCCCCATCCCTCATTAAATATCTAGTTTCGCTGATCTTATCTCCTATTCTAAATCTTACAGGGACTGCACATTGACTTAGCTCCTGATTAACATGCCTCCCCTGTCCCCCCAACAACCCTACAACATGCGCCGGTGAATCCGCACTGTACTGGTCACCGTCAGGCATAGAGGCTAATCCAGAAGTCATACCTGATATGCTCCCATCACTACTTTCTCGATCTGTATCTGCAAATACCTTTTCATCAATTGACATATAAGGTGCGTCAAGTCTTTGCCTGTCTGAGATTAGTACGTAACTATCCGAATTAGCTTCTTCATTTCTAGTCCGGTTCGATTGATATTGTACCCGACATACCCCGTCGAAAGCATTAAATATACGTTTATAAGTTATGGCATATGACCCTGACACGTTTGTAACATAAGTCTGTTTTGGAAGGGTACTCGTAGCAGGAATAGTACCTCCAGCTTCTATAATACCTTCATAGGCTTCATATGGTAAATTAGTTATATAAAATGATTCTGATTGAAGACTACCGGCGTTACCACCAGTTGGAAAAATGTTGTAGGCTTCAGTGTTGAGGGCAACCACAGTCGTCGCTGGGTGGTTACTAGCACTAGTGTCTAGTTGCTCACGAGTACATGTAAGTGTGTCGCCCGATCTAGACGTACAACGCATTGTTTCCGTCCCTACATTTATATAGAAATTATCGGCGGGGAATTCAGCACCTTGACCTGTATCTAGAACAAGTGATAGTGGGTTGACTGTAGTTGTCTCCACGTTAAGAGTACCAGTTCCAGAACCCGTGAACCCAGTTCGCGGATCGGGTTGCCACCACGCTGGTGGAAGTGGTATCTCTACCCGTTTATAATTATTCCAATAATTAGTATCATCATATATACTACTGTCTCCAGACATTATCTTAATTACATTACCCGTTGCTAAGTTATGCCAAGAACCAGAAGGGCCGTTATGTATAATACGTACATTACCACCACTATCGTAGTAAGTAGCGGACTGAGTAGTAACTTCTTCTAAACCTTCGTCTTCACAATTTTTAATTGATTTAATAAGATCACAATCTACAACACCAGTATTGTACTTAGGAAATCTATACGTCGTAGTTACCTCGGACATGGTTCCCTCATTAACTGTTCTCTTTATTTCCTCTTCTGTTGCCCGTTTAGACGGTGATGTGCTAATTTTACGCCCTACTGGGGCTATTCCGCTAGGGCCTGTATAACCGGTTACAGCTTCCGCTCCTCCTGAAATTTTAGAAGTTCTGTCTGTTCCACCTGCTCCACTTGCTAGAACTCTACGAACCGCATGTTTCTGTGCTACTGACCCGAATCCATCTGTGAACTCCCCAGCAATGGTACCCATATCAGATTTGTCGCTAAACTGAAGTGCGTCAGTAAAACCGGGGCTGGCTGCTGAGCCACCAGATGCCCAGAACATTGCCTCATCATTTGAACCTGTCAAAACGTTTTCGTCATGCACACTTTGTGCCGTAGTAAATGAATCATGTCTGTTCCAATGAAAATCACCCAACCACCTACCTGCATGATCTAAACGCGTCCTAGCCTCACTATATTGATCTACATTATTCATGCATTGTAACTTCTTGGTTCTAAGGATTTGCAGATTATGCCCTAATGCCGATTGATCTTTATCTTGTTCACCGTTTTTATCAACAATGGTCAGTTCCACATCAGAAATCATCTCATCATCACCAATTTTAAAACTAGAGTCGGGGTACATAATACGAACTTGTCCTGTTTCCGCCTCATCACTTGCTAAGGGTAAAATAATATTCAAACCTGTCGCATCAGGTCTGAATTGCTTATAGCCACGTTTAAAATAATTAAGGTGAGGTCTGGGATTATAGGATGTGGCTCCCCCGGCAAGAGTATATCCCTTACCACCGGGCAGTCCATACATACCCGAATCTAGGTAATAGTCATACCCGAAGTTCCCATCTTCTGCGCCTTCCCATTTTAATGAGGCGTTGGATGCAGGTACCGTAAGATAAGCATTATCTAAAGTTTTAAGGTAAAAGTCAGTCGTACTAATAACATCAACCAGATAATAACTATTAGGTATGTATGTTCCACTGCCCGTAGTACTATCGTATACCGCAATAGTTTGTCCCGAAGATAACCCGTGTGCCGAAGTTACTTTAACATAATAATTCCACGAAGATGAAGCTTCCCAATTTGAAGTACCATCACCACCGCTGCCACTGTCACCAAGAGAACTATGAACAGTAGTAACATGGCGATCTGCCATAGCCATATCCTGCATAACTCTGAGTACTTTATATCCTATAGTAGATATATCTCTTGAAAACTGGCCCGAAGCTAATTCATCAGGTGTCATTATAAAACCCGAAGATTCAAATTTTTCCGTACCAATGCTATTGGGGGCATCATCTTTATTACCGTTATCAGTATATATAGGAGCTGAACCGTCCTGAAAATCATCAATTATATTAGCTATAGCCAAACTAAATCTATTTTCATCATTTTTCGGATCGCCAGCTAAATATATTGCTTTTGGTAGCTCTTGCGCTATCCGCTCTTTTTGTCCCACTTCGGGATCGGCAGCACCCATTTTTTCTGCTTCTCCCGCTGGTCTAAGAACCTTCATAATTTTCTTTGCAGTTGTATTTGCTAAATATTGCAGATGGTCTACAGCTTCAAGTTTAATTATTTTACCGTACTGGCTCCACGCCTCTTCGAGACTTGTTATAGTACCGTAAAATACAGGGTATCCTATGGTATTAGTTTCAAAATATAAAGATAGGCTTCCAGCAGTCCCAGTTCCGTTCAACTCGTCTTCACTTTTTATCTTTTGTAATCTGTAACTATTAGCGTTTGGAACGTTGCTTACTCTATATTCCCCATCTGGAATAACTCCGGTACTCTCACTAGTTATTTGAAGAATTTTGTCAACACTAAACCCATGTGCTGTGTGTGCAACGACTAAAGGTGATGCACCCGTATGGGTATATGGCCCAGAAGTATTGAAATTCTCAGGTACATGCCACCACATAACCTCTTGGCCCATATGAAAATCAGGGTTGGCTACATCTATAGTTTCTATGCTGTATTTACCAGTTGGAACATAAGAAAGAGTTCCTACACTCCCATTCCCATCTACTCTTGATACCAACCCTCCTTGATGCTTTTCTCCAGTCCAAGGATTTCTACTGTAATGCTTTATGTAAAAGTCGTTATTATTAATTCTTTCAACTACATAAACTTTAGCCTCTACTGTTCCTGTGCTTTCAGCAGTAATAGTTATTCTATCATTTGTCGAAAGCCCATGACCATTATTGGTGACGACTAAGCCCGTCCCATCATCTTCCCCATCATGGGCTACGGACGCATGCGCTATCCCCCCTCCTGCACTGGCATTTTGGACAGTAAAACTAAGCTTAGCAGGTTTATAAACTTCATCCACATAACGTACTTCAACAAGTTCATGTATACCAAGCTGGTTCCATAAGCCACTATGATACGTATTATCTCTATATTCTAAAAAAGAAGCCATTATGCTGTATTTTTTGCTCCTATACCTAACCCTTTACTACGGCGAGTAGTCACAAATTGCAAAGTATATTCCCACTTAGTTTCTACTCCCGCCTGTAATTGGCATCTAAATTGCTGAATAGCACATTCATACCTATCGAAAAATTTAGTTGCATCAGCGGAACTATCAAAGTTAGAATGAAGTATATATACATATTGAAGTCCTTGCCTGTGCACCCAATCTGTAGCAGCCTCTGCAAGTTGATACTGGGTAGGAACATAATAGGTACGAGAAGTCCCACTACCAGTAAACGTAGTGCTGTCTCCGGTATCTACATCATCTAAAACTCCCGATATTGTTAGGGACGGCCTGTACGAACCGATATCAAAAATAAACGGGGAAGACATTGGAACAGGAATTTGGAGGGGAGTTCGAGCAACCTGTATAGCTATATCTTCAGCTTTTAATGCGTAAAATTCTCCAGTCTTGGTTGCCCCAGCACCTGTATTTTCTATTAAAATATTTAATGTTGCCATTTTTTACTCCGAGAAACTAATAATTAGAAAGATAATCAAAGAATTTACCGAAATCGCCAGCTCCTGCAAAATTCATAGCCTCTGCACTTCTCTCTTGCTCTCGTCTCGCTCTATCCGCTTCATGCCCCGTCATGACGCTTTCAGACATCACTTGAAAAGCTACCGCAGCTGTTTTTTGTTCTATTGCGGCTTCTGCCAGCGCCTTAGCGCTCTGTGCGTCCTGTTCATATATGGTGGCAATATAGTCGCTAAGACCAAACATGGTTCCCGATAGACTTCCCATAGCCTTGTCCATTTCACCTTTTGATATTATCTGATCATAATATTCTTTCATCTCCCCTGCTGAACCCATCATAGTCCCAGTGGTATCTACAAGTTGGTTTTTACTTTGGTTAGCTCCTTTTGTCAAGGTTGCCCCCGCAGCGTCCGTAGCTGTCTTGTATGCTTCCCTTGCTATCTTGAGATTGTTAGCCATAGCATCGGTTCCTTGAGTAAGAAGAGTCTCCTTATCCACCCGAAGACCTGTTGCTTCAGCAATATCAGTTACCCAATTATTATTAGCCTTCTTAATAGCCTCATTAGTTTCGGCGCTCGCCTTAGCCGACGCTGCTGCCGTCGCCTCTGTACCAGTTAGAGTATTATTGAAAGTGTCCACCCACTGGTTCATTCCTTGATTAGCATTAGTTCTCCACTCCGCCCCAGCAGCTGCCGTATTTTCCTGAATGGCTTTTACCGTTTGATCATGCCTATACTGCATCGCCTCTGCACCAGTTAGGGTATTACCATATGTGTCCACCCATTCGTTCAATCCTTGAATAGCACCAGTTTCCCACTCCGCCCCAGCCGCTCTAACGTCCTCCTGATGGAATCTTATTGCTTCCTGTGAAGCCGCCAGTTCTACAGCTAATTCGTCAAGTTGGGGTTTTACAGCGTCGGTAAATGGTTCTACAACAGAACTGTAAGCCTCATTTAATGTGCCCCCTAACTGGGAAGCCTGTGAAGGTAGATATCTTTTACCTAGCTGTCCAGATATATCAACAGCACCCGCCTCATTTTTATCTTGCTTAGGCTTAAATATTGCCCAGATTGCAGTACCCACAACAGCTACTACGGCTAAGGCAATCATTATTATTTTAGCATGGGGGATAGCCATTAGCAACTGCCCAGCCCCTTTCGCCATACCAAGTCCAGCCTCCTTTGCCTTCGATTTCATCAACGCCCACATCATTCCTTTCGATATTGCACCATATAATATTTTATAAAATATTCCTCCACCAAAGAAATTAAGTATACGGGGTAAAACGACAGCGTAAAATAACAGCCGTTTAATTAAAGGGTTAAGTTCACTGATAAACTTGTATGCACTCATTAACCATTGCCCAATTGTGGCTAGGGCTGGCATAATTCGTTCAGTCATAATTTTAACTACATCAACAACACCAACTATCTCAGCAGCTATAGTTTCTCCAAATGCTCGTGCTATTGGAATAAGACGAGCTAAATCCTGCACCATCCTAAACAACATGGGAGCAAAGGCTAACAGGAAGGAGTCTAATATTGCACCCAGAACTTGGAACACGGCTCCTAGGAACCCGGTGGCAATCTGGGACTGCCTAAGCATGGCAGCGAAGGAAACTTGGATTCCTAATACACCTGTAAGTATACCACCGATCTTCTTAAAAACATTTGTTTTCTTTTTATCTTCTGGCTGTCCCTTTTGTGCGGCTGCTTTTGATTTTTCGGTGTCTAACCCTGCTCCGCCTACCGCAGAGCTTTCAGACCCTTCGAAAGCATGGGTAATTTTCAGTTCGCCTACTTGTTCAGGCATAATACTCCTATTTTTTCATCGCTTCATATTCTTTTTCTCTGTTTAGCGTTTCCATAGTTAAAATTAACTCAACTTGTGGCTCTGAGAACGTGCTTATAGCGTCCCAAGGATACCCTAATTTCAGAAGTGTGAGTTGTGTAAACCAAGCTGCATATAAGGAGGCTTCACCCGCATTTAGGTGGTTATATTGCCCATCTACGAATAGCCTTAATCTTTTTTTAGTGTTTTATCAACGCTATCGGCTTCAAAAGCTGATGGGATTAATTCCTCTAGTGCTTTTCCTAGGTGCTGATTTATGCTCATCAAAAACATATCATTAGTTGCTCCCCACGGGGCCTCAACAATCATAGCTTTTAACGTTTCCCTCATGTAAGTATCCATATCAAAACCTACGGTACCACCAGCATAAGTATAACAAGAAGAAACTAATTTATTCTTTTGAACATACCCTAAATCTTTTACTCCTAAGGTTAGTTCATCCTGATCGTCCCCGACTTTTATGGTTACTTGACGAATATCTGTTTTTATTTGATATTTCGTCCAATCAAACTCTGCCTTTGCCTTGCCTGTTTTTGTCTCTGCCATACTATCCTCCTTTAAGGATAAATGGGCGTACTATCCACTATCGTAATTTTTACACTACGTAGTATTATATCCAAATCTGCTTGGATAGGACTTGACCCGTCTAAATTATACTTTGCTGATGAAATAAACATACCTTGTTTACTAAGCCCGAATGCTGGAGATGTTGTCCCACTTACGTAATCAGGTTCAATTTTTATATAGTCCGTACTCTCAACAGTCAGGTCATCCCTAGAAAATTGAATTTCAAACGATAGCCCTTCAGGGGTCATGGAATCCCATCCCCCTACATCACCTTCCATTAACATCTGTTTAAATACGCTCTGGCTCCCTACTTCATAAGAAGAGGACGCAGTTGCCACATTCATACTCCGTGATGTAGGTTCTACAACCGTCATAGACATAGCATAATCGCGTCGCTGGTTTACAATTTCATACGGCCCACGGAACCTGTTTCCAGCTTTACTTCCAATGTAATATCTTGCTTCGGGGTTATTATTTATTGTAAGGCTGAAACTACGTATTGTAGCAATAGGTACGCCAAACAATGTTATATTCCCTTGTGAGAAATAATACGGCTGCGTTGGGTTCCCTAGTGGCACTGGGCTAGTAACCCCATCCGACGGAATCCATGCTTCTTCAACACCAGTTGCCCCAGCTCCTGTATCCGTAACAGTCTTCATAAACGTATGTCTAGGTAAGAACAGCGCAGCACCACTACCTGTTGCCCAACTAGAATCTTTTCCTTGGTTATGCACCATTCCCATGAACTGGATACCATCCCAAGACATTGTTAGCAGCCCAGTTTCTTCTGCCGCAATAACCCCTGTACCTATATGACCACCATAATACCTTCTATTAAAATCATTAGCTGCGGTTTCACCAGAATCACGTAGATGAACATTCATGGTGATACTGTCTAGGTCGGCAGTTTCAGCAATTGTGTGCGTATACGTTCGGGGGGGAGTCGGATCATTCATTACCGTTACGGTAAAGGTATCCGTAGCTGATGAAATATGCTCAAAACGCAAAGGATGAGATAAAGATACTACCTTGCTAGTATCATCTTGTTTAGCGAAAACTTGAACAACTTCTTCTTTACCAGTGTGATCAATATATAGTAAAGACCTGTTGTCAGCCGGGTCAGAATTGTCCAGATCAAGTGCCCCATACGGATCAGCAGCACTTAAATTAGGTAATGCAATAACTTGATCACCTTTATACCAAGAGACCTGTGGCGCAGCATCATAAAGTACCTGACCATCAGTTTCAGTTACACTTGCAGATGGGACAGTAGTTACCTTACCAATTGGATACCGAAGAGGCCACCCATTTAGGAGTGTAAAAGTAGAAATAGACCCACTGAAAGCTTGTTCTCCTCTGTAGATAAAGGTCGGGCTTCGTTTTGCGGTAGAACCAAGGGCATAAGAAGGATTATAGGTAGTCTCCATATCTGCTACTTCAACAGTATCATATATTCCCGGTACAAAACGTACAGCACTACTATACATTTCTGTGTATGTTGGTGCGGTAGGCCATACCTGAAGTGGTGTTCCGGTTATGGTAGTTGCAGCATCTATCTCCGTAGTATCAATTTCTTTAACTTTAGAATCATCTACATGATGAAACCCAGTAGGAACATCTAGGTAAAGCCTATCTTCCCCAGCACTCCCTGCATTATTATCCATTGCCACGATTCGTCGGACTTCAGAATTAGATTCGCCCGCATTAGCATCACTACCAGTAGCATAACCAATAACTACATAATCTCCGATACCAAAATTGGTTCCCACATCTACTAAAAGAGACCTAGACCCCGCAGGATGTGCCGCAGACAAATTTGAATTCCCACTTGCTACCTTGACAGTCCATGCCAACTCTGGGTAACCACCCTTTGCGGCTTCTGTACCAAATGATACTAGGGCTTGATCAGAACGATAAACAGCCATGTAAATCTCCTTATTATAGATATACTATGATTCATTGTTATTATACTCTCCTAATCTATCTTTTTCTATCCTGTCGGTACGCTGTCTTGAATACGAATATCTATATACGAATCGTTGGGTACCGTAACTATTCTACCTGATGCTAGGGTAGCTTCAAATTCTCCCCTAAACTTGCCAACAACATCGGTATCTCCTGCTGCCCAATCATATCTCACGGTTCCCGCAGTTCCGCTCACAATAGTAGCAGTCGTGTTTACCAAGTTTTGTCCATGTTGGGAAGCCATTCTAAATTTAACACTACCGCTGGTAAGATCAATTGCAGTTCCATCTTCCAACTGTAGGGTTGCTGCGAGAAGGGGATATCGGTCACCTTTTTTAACATATACTACAGGCATTTACCATCCCAACTTTGTTCGTGTATTTGTAATAGCAGTTTTTGTTTTCTGAGCACTTGTAATCACAATTTTGTAAATTCTTCCGATAATAGGGAATTTTACCATCGTCGCCGCAATTTCAACTGAGGTTTCCAGTACTTGCCCAATTGTTCGGGGGAACGTAGTCGTTATTGCTGAAACGGCTGCTGCGATAGCTCGCTCTATACCTTTTACTATTATACCTGTAATTTCAACAGAAGTTGACACACTTCGCTTTATCCCACGGGGGATTGTACCTGTCGCATCTGCCGTGGCGGTTAGGATTCTATCTATACCCCGTTTTATGGTAGCTGAGGCAGTCACAGAGGCAGTGGAAAGCAATCTCACTACCTTGCGTACACTTGTACCCGCTGAAGTCGCCTGAGCCAAGAGTATTCGACCTATCTCTCGTTTGATTGTCCCTGCGGCAGTCACTCCTGCTGTTAGCAACCTTGCCCTAAGCCGTATAAGTGAACCCGTTGCATCTACAGCACCCGATACTATCCGTGCGATTGCCCTTCCTATTGTCCCACTGGCTTCCGCTGTCGCAGTGATAATTCTCCCTACATCACGTTTTATAGTTCCTGAAGCTTCTACCGCCCCTGAGATTATCCTGCCTGTTCCACGAATAATGGTACCAGTTACATCTATGGTACTAATAATAGTTTTAACCCAATTCGCAACCCTAGCCATAGATGCTGTTATATCTGCGGCACCAGTTATGATGCGTTTAGTTTTCCTGATTATTGTTCCGGTAGCATCAGCAGTTGCTGACATACTTCTGGCAATACCACGCTTAATAGACCCCGTAGCATCAACTGTATCACTAAGTATCTTACCTGCTCTCCTTTTTATGGTGCCTGAGACATCCGCAGAAGTCACAGGGAACACTCTACCTACCTTGCGTACCAAAGTACCTACGGACGTTGCCTGAGAGGAGATTAGTCGGGTGATTGCCCGTCCAATGGTTCCTGTTGCATCCACCACTTCAGTAAGAATTCGTTGGGTAGAACGTGCTATTGTTGCGGAAGCATCTACTGCGGTGCTGATAACTTTAGGTAACTGATCTTTTCTCAGCATTTCTCCCGTAGCAACTTCAACAGCCGCTGAGATAAGTCTGGATATAGCACGACCAATAGACGCTGCGGCATCTACAATTTCGGTAATAGTTTTACCAAATTGAAATCCACCGCTTCGATTAAAAGTGGTGGACGCATTAAAATGGCCTTGTCGATTAAAGGACATTAGCCCTCCTCAGATGGTTCTCCTGCGGAAAAGTTAACGTCTGCTTTACCCGCATCGGGATTTTCTTTACCACGCAAATACATGGCTACCCCATTTAAATTTTGAATCTGCTGTGCTAAATTCGCCCTCTGTCCATCTAATTCCTGTAACTGTGTTATCAACTTTTGTAGCTGGTCGGTTACGCTAACTAAATCCTGCGTTATATCTATCTCTGCCATTCTATCCCTCCTGTAAAGCTATCTTCACCTATGTTATTATACTCTTATGCTTGATAAAGTCAATTATCTATCCGGGCTTGGTGAACTTGTCTTTCGTAGCCTTGATTGCTAGGTACCAAGTTCCTGTTTTGTCTAACTTACCGTCATCTATATCGTGATATAGCTTGTCCAACTGGTCGGGGATACTTGGGTAGCTGCCAGTAACCATTGAGTCAGTCCTAAGACTGGCGTAGTTTGCTGACGCTCCTCCACTTTCGATGAGTGCCTTTCTCACATCTTCCGCTGCCCTAGTCGTTGCCCAATCGTCAATGGTGGCTTCATATTCGGAATCGCTTAGTGTAGAACTGACCCCATTCGTCATCTTTGTGAGTGATGAATGTTCAGCTTTTAGAGCCGTAATATGTTCTGCTTTGGTTGCCATTTTTATCTCCTTACTCTAATCCGTACATTGAAAGAGCAATATATTGAATGTTGCTCTCTTGGTCGCCGCCGCTGGTACATGACACAAACCTGATGCCTGTTAGTGCGTTGTTGTCTTTTACATACCCTGCTGTGTTCTGTGGGTGGAGATACTGGTGCCAATCACTGAGATGAGCTTGGTAACCACTCGACTCAGTAACAAAGTATTTATAAAAGCTAGTGTCGTGAGGTTTATACAGAGTCATTACCCCGCTAGCATTTCCGTGTGCTTTGTAGTCAGGGTGTGCCGAGATTGCGAAGCGAGCGAATTGAGTGGAAGTACTCGCTGCGTGTGAAATGTCTGAGTCATAACCATGTTCATACCTCATAGCACCGTGGCTGTAATCGAAAGCATAAAGCCAATGCCCACTTACAGCAGTTTGTATCGGACGATCATACCCGCTTTCACCAGAGGTGATGAATTGGAAGCCTAATTCCCTGTCAATGTTGTCGGGTCTAAAACCTGAAAGAACGAAAAGTATTTCGTCATAGTCAGAATTTAGGGTGAAATCAACTTCAGAGGTAGACACATTGTCAAATTCTGTTCTTGAAATTAATGTATAACCCATTACTTCACCCCAAACATTTTAACTACGCCAGTATCTATATTACAACTTTCAAATCTGAACCTGATTCGGGTGATAGCAGTTGTCTCTCCACTTCCAACAGTATAGCCAGCAGTACCGATCATTCCAGACCTCCAATGGTCACGAGCATAATCGTCTTCTCTTTGAATAATCCTAGAATTAAACTGTTTTAGGAAAGCTGTGCTGGCAGGAGCAAATAAAGACATGACTCCCGACAACGCTTCATAACTATCCGACCCGACAGTTCCCGTTAGATTTTGATATGCCTGATCTGCATTGCCTTGATCGTCGCCTGTCTGATATTCAGCATCATCTGATGCGCCCCCTTCTCTATTCCATGCGTTCCACGCAACGGAAGTTATGTACATATTCCAGTTCGTATTCGTCCCTGTGTCTACTTGGAATTGCCAATCAACACCATCGTTGACTGGACAAAGATTGTAGAAATGGAATTGATATTCGTCATAAGTAGCATCTATGCCAGAAGTAATCTCAAGGGCAGCACTATTCGATCCTGTATGTGTGGAAATTAGGGTAAGAGTCATTATGATAAAGCCATTCCGAATAGCCTGATAGTTCCGTCAAAGGTTCCGCTACTCATCGAAAAGTCAATCTGATCAATTGAATCATCTGAGTTAGTTCCATCATGGATTATGATTCCCTGATTGTGAGTTGCCCTGTGGTAGTCATCTTCAGCGTGGTGTGCTGTCTTTGATATCCAGTGTTTCGACTGTTGCCTTGGACTTTCCTCGTGAAGCCCGTACATAGTCAAATAACCGGAGAGTGCTTCGTGTGCCACACTTCCCATTTTATAAGATAGGTTGGCATACTGAGTGTTGGCGTTTAATAGTGTGTCAGATGCATCTACGTAGGCATGGGCACCATCCGTCCCATCTTCTTCCTGATAGTAATTCCAGAAAACCCCCCAATTATAATCATCAGCCACGCTTGATGCGAACCGGAAGTGCACATCGTCAGTGTCGCTGTGGATGTTGATGAACTGGAACAGAAAAACATCGTAGTCGGGAGGATAACTGCCAGAAGTATCAAACGATACGGTTGTTTGGTTAGTAAACGTCTGTGCTTCGATAAGCACACGAGCGTCAGTTACAAGGCTAACATCCTGATTATTAACTTTCTGCCCATGAGCAAAAGTAATAGAATCTATCTTAGATATATCTGCTACGGCTA